CGAGCGCTTGAAGAAGGCGTCCCATCTGTCAAAGCCACTCCCGTCGAGAAATGTCCCGAATTCGGATGACCGACTCTTGCTACGGTTTGAGAGTTTTTTTTTAGGCGTGCGATTATCGCCTTTCCCTGATTTTCGAGCTGACGATCACGATTCCCGAGATCGTCACGTCCGCGTCCTCGATTGTCCTCTCCGCTACCTGTGTTCACAGGAAGATCATCCGGATTGTCATCCGGATTATCGTCATTGAGACCTGAAGCGAGCATACGGAGGGGGACAAGATTCGTCCCAACCAAGAACTCGTCAAGCGCGGGATCATCAACTCGTCCAAGACCGACCGCTTCACGAAGTTCGTTCGGAGTCATCGCTCCGGCATCCATGAGCGGCTTGTAGTCGTCCACGATGTCCTTGACGTTCGCAATGCCTCCGAGATTGAACACAAACCAGAGATCGCGACTGAACGGACGGATGAACGAACGGGTGAATCCATCAGCGAAAATGGTCATGTCCGGAAGCACTGTGTATTTCCGGAATTGCGTATCCTCGGTCTTGCTGGCGCTCGTATTCCCGGCGCTTTCGATTCCCCTCATTGACGGAGGAATGCCATGCAGCGAGAATACCTGATTCACGCTGTATTGCATCGTTTCGAGAGCCATCATGTCTTTGATGGACATCCCCGTCTGGATGTTACTCCAGTCACCCGAAAGCCATGCAGTCTTTCCTGACTTGTCGCTCCCGCCGTATTCCTTCTGCCACTTTGCTTTGAGTGCAGCAAAAGCCTGCTCGTCGTCGATTTGCTCCTTGTGAACGAGGATATTGCTGTATGTGGAGCCCGACTTCAGGAAGTTCGTCTGAAACTTCTGCTGAGCGACAAAATTGTTCAGAAGATCAACTCCTGCCTCAACCTCTCCGAGTCCCTTCACGTCCTCATCGGGATGCGGACGCTTCCAATAAATGATTTCGTAAGTCTCAAACGGAATCTCGATCCCGTTGACCCAGTATCCGTATCCGAGGATGCCCCTGAATCGATCCGTATAGATTTTCATCCGCTTCGGATTCAGGGCATATAGTCCAGTGCATGTTCCGTCGGGAGTTGCCCTGTCTTTCAGCCAAAATACAGTGCCCGTCAGCTTCATGTGGAATACCCACTTCATGAGCATATCCTGAAACGTCTCGTATTCGTTCGGACGTTCAAGTATGGGCGAAATCTTCGGATGACGCTTGTTTGTGAATGAATTTTCAGGCTGAAGAGACCACTCGGTTGTCAGGAAGACATCAGCAACAAGTCTGCATGAACGATACGAAGCCCATGCCTTTCCGCTCGCTGCCTTGAGATAAGTCTCAACGGCATCAAACTCGAAAATGTCCATCGCGCCCAAGGAGTCTATGATCCCGGCCTTCGCTCCGGACTTTTTGAACAGACTCATTGCTTTCTTGACGATGTTCATCTTCTTTTCTTCTGGTGTATTTTCAATCGCGTGTCAATTACGCGCGTCCCCTTTTGATGAGATCGCGGAATCCGTCATTCGCAAATATCAGTCTTGATCTGATATTTTGCCAGTTAATTGTCCACATCTTGTTCCATTCCCTGACAAATCCGAAGTGTCGTCCTCGCATTTCGAATCCGCAAAGCACTATCTGCTCAGCTTTGTATTGTTCGACACAAAACGCGACAGCATAAAGTCCGGTGTTGTCCACGCAAAAACCGGAATCGATTGCTGGCTCTCCAGTGACAATATCGGTGAACGTGGTATCGTATCTCGTCACCATCTTGAAGTCGTCATTCCAACCATTCTTCTGTCTCGTTTCCCGCCATTCCTTGAACCACTGAAAGTCCCAGTGATGCAGAGAGCAGACGAAGTCTACCCTTCCGGGATACTTGATGCAGGAGCGATTTGCGCACACGACAAGATGCTCGTCGTCGATTTGCTCCTTCATGAGCTCGATGTCACTCATGAGCGAGGGAGAATCTCCAAGAACGATCATAGATTTCATACGAGGATTGGTATAGTTGCCTCCGACAGCATCTTGTGAACTCCAGAGACGGCGTCAATCATGTCATCGTGAGTCGCGTTCGGGAACGCCTCGCACTGGTCGAAGAAGTCCCACATCCAATCTCCCGTGACGATAAACACTTTTCCGGCCTCAGCGAGCGCAATCCACTTCAAGGCGCGAGTGAGCTTGTCCTTGTCGACGGCGTAGCTTTTCACGACGATCTTGCCGTGAAGTTCGTTCTTCACGTCGTCTGATGGAGCGTTCTGCATTCCACCCGCCTCTGTTCCGATGATAATCGACTCAATCAGTGCAGTTGTGACGATTTTCTTTCGAGCATCTGGCCACAGCCACTTTCCGCGAATCATTCCGTCCAGCCACAGATTCCCCTGCTTGTCGAATGCGCCCTTGATCGAGCAAGTGTAGTCCGAATACGTCTTCACGGAAGACGCCAAGTCCCAGTATCTCTTCCAGCGAAGTCCTTCTGGAATCTCGTCCCGATTCTTCGTATTGAACCAATCGCGATTGATGTAATTTCCGCCCTTCGCTCTTGGCTTGCCCTGATACAGCGCATACCAGTCGTATCGACCGATTGTATGACGAATTCTCCTCAAGTGATCGACCGTCCATCTTTCCGGCCATAGTGCTTCGCCCTCCTTACGTCCAAGGACATCCCCCGAATGTTCAGCGATCGCTGGGAAGTTGTAGAGTCGAAAGCGTTCATCCTCCAATCCAGCGTCCTTGAGTTCTGCGAGATATTCGGGACTTGTCAGTCTTCCGACGAGATCATCATCGTGCCATCTCGTCATGATGATTACGCACACACCGTTCGGAGAAAGTCTCGTCATCGCTGTGGAAGTAAACCAGTCCCACACGCGATTCCTTTGAGTTGGGGACTCCGCTTCCTCTCTGTTTTTTAGCGGGTCGTCGATGATGAGATAGTCCGCTCCCATGCCCGTAATCGAGCCTCCCACGCCGCTGCTCAGAAACTGTCCCGAGCTCGTCGTTGTCCAACTATCCCTCTTTCGATTGTAGGGTGTAACTGACGTCTCAGGAAATATGAGTTTGTAATTCTCATTTGTCTCAATCCTGTCTCTGACGTTGATGGATATCTTGTCCGATCTCTCGCTTGCGTAGGACGCGCATATGATTTCGGCTTTCGGATTTCTTCCAAGAATCCAGCTCGGGAATTCTTCTGAAATCAATCTGCTCTTGCCGTGTCTTGGAGGACAGGAAATAGCGACGCGTCTGATTTTCCTCTTCTCTGTGGCCTCAAGAATCGTCGCAAGCACTCGATGGATCAGCGAGTCTTCATACGTCGGATCGCAAATTGAAACGTATTCGAGCAATGAGTCTCTGGCTCGATTTCGCAGATACGTCAGCTTTTCCTGCGGATCGACTGACATCAGTTCTTCTCTCAATGAATCATCCATAAGTGCCTTCCCAAAGCATCACGCGAACGCGTGTGCTTTTGGCGTAGTATTCTTTTTCTATTCTTTTTCCCCTATATAGTGAGGGCTCCCCCCGCCAAAGCATAAAAATATGCTTTCAAAGCACATGACTTTTTGAGAAATGAACGGAAGATGATGAAAATCATTATCTTATGAGATTTTTCATCATTATTCATCATCAGTTTCTTTCGCATCTTCTTGAAGGACATCAGCTTCGATGATCTGATCCTCGTCGATATCGCGTCCTGAAATCTTCAGTTTTCGATCGACGATTTTCTCGACGATCTTGTCGATCGCGTCCGTTTTCAGCGTGTGCTCATGTTGGATAGGTCCTCCGTCTTTTCCAGTAACTTCAATCGACTCGGACTTGTATCTCTTCACCTTCAACAGGAAAATCGCAATCGAATCCGAGAACTGTCTCGGACCAATCGGATTTCCATCCTTGTCCACGATCAATTTCCCCTTGTAGAACTGAGGCTGTATCACGCCCTTCACGGCACGATCCATGAGCTGGAGCTCGATCTGATCTAGGGCATTATCCGTTGCGAGCTGCCACAAATCGGAAAACTCGGGATTGTTCTTCTTCAGAGCATAGACGGCGACTCTGCTGATTTGAGCAACACGACAAGCTGCTGCCACGTTCGCCGTCCTAGCGAGCGCTTCTAGGAATGGAGCGACCCAATATCTTTCCCTCAAGCTGTCCGGGAGATCGCCAACATTCATGACGGTCTTTGTCTCGCTCAGCTTCATGCTGTTGTTTTCATCTTGCCTCATTTTTTTGGGTGTAAATTGATGTTAATGAACAAACACTCTCTGTTCCCCTTTTACAAATCGAACTTCGAGACCGATTTTTCTGCACAAACGTATGAGTTTCGTAAGCAGAAGGGACTGATTCCCAAACGGCATTCTTCCGTTGACTCTCTTCGTCGTTACAGAGGTAAAAAGCTCTCGAACTGTCAAGCCGTTCGATTCTCTTGCGCTCTGAAGGATGAGATCGAGAGCATCATCCGGAGTCCCGAAATCGTCGACGTAGTAGGTCTCAAACACGTTCTCGAACTGTTTGACCCACTCATCTACTCCGTATCGTCTCATGACGGATTCTTGCAGGATCGAGCCCCATTTCTTGCGCTCGTTTTTGTCCGTGAGTAGCTTGATGAGCATTTCCTTCTGCTGTGCTTCCGTGTCGAACAAATACGGATATTTTGTCACGTCTTTGTCGACGAGCTCGGGGAACGTTACTCCGTTCGGGGCAACAATGCACTGTCCCTTGGACATCGCTTCGATCGCGGAAATGCAGAACGTCTCATGCTTGCTGTTTGTGACGTTCAAATCGCAGTCCGCGAGCTGATCCTGATATTCAGCAAAACTCGTGTTCATCTGGAGTCGGACAAACGGATATTTCAAGATTTCCGACGTCCTCTCTCTGGAGCAAGTGATATATCGAACCTCAAACTTCACGCCGTCATTCCAGAGATCGTTGAGGACCTTGAACGTCGTCTTGTAGTCCTTGTAGGACTGGAGTCTGTGATTGTAGCCGATTACTGGAATGTCGTTTTGACGTTCACGATGGACGTATTTCGACAAGACGCCATGCGGGATGATTCTCGATCTGCTCGCAATGAGATTTGAGATCACTTCGGGCTTGAGATATCTCCCGGCGCTCTCGATGAACATCTGCTGACAGTGCTGGCTGTTGAAGATGTTGAGATCAGCGAGAAGAGCACCGCTGATCTGCGCAAGAAGGACGTTCTCCATCGTATGAATCGGCACTGGAAGCGATTCATGGATCACGTAATGATGCTGAGCGATAATTGCAG